ACTCAGGCATCTCTTATGAACCAAGCCGGTCAGCTTGCAAAAGCTCCGATGATGGATCCTGATAAGAACCCTGGTGTCATGGAAGCTATGCAAAACACCGTCAATGGAATCTCAAGCGCCGCTCAACCCCAGCCCGGCTGAACTCCCTTCAGCAACGCCCACTCAACTAAGCACTCGCAAAAAGACGGCTGGCAAAGCCAACGTCAAACAAAACAAAGTGAAACCTGAACCAAAGAAACGGGTAACCACTCCTGGTCTTGGTATGGTTTCTATCACCACTCACTAATTACTGCTAATCCACCGCTATGGCTGAAATCACTTTTGAGGGAAGCGACCCCGCAGTTACCGAAGCCCGACAGGCTGAGGAAGCTCGCCTTACGGAGCTTGGTGATAAGCTGATTGCCGAAGAACAAGAACGCAATCGCTCTAAATATGAACAAGCCCAACGAGATGCTGAGGCCGAACTCAGGTATGCCGGCAAATTCAAGTCCGCTGAGGATTTGGAAAAGGCATACAAAGAATTGGAAAGCAAACTTGGACAGAAAGAAGAGGAAGCTTCTGAAGATGTCAGCGAAACATCAGACGCTGATGTACCCGAGTCAGAAGCCCCTGCTTCCGAAGCCGCTCAGTTTATCCAAGAAGCCTCTGAAGAGTATTTCAGTAACGACAACCAGCTAAAACCTGAGACAGTTCAGAAGCTCAAAGAGATGCCTTCCGAGCAGCTCATTGATGCGTATCTTGAACTTCAAAAGAATGCATCGATTCAACCCCAGCAGATGTCCGATGCGGATGCCAATGCAATCCTGGCTTCTGTTGGAGGTGAGTCTGCTTATAATGAAACTCTTGCTTGGGCAGCAGACAACCTAAAGCCTGACGAGGTTGCTGCTTTTGATAATGTTATTAACAGTGGCAACAAAGACGCTATCTTCTTTGCTGTTCAATCTTTGAACCAGCGCTACCAAGATGCTGTTGGCTTTGAAGGTAAGCAAGTGTCTGGTAAGTCTGTGAAGAACGCTGTCGTCAAAGGGTTCCGTAGCCAAGCCGAACTGGCTCGTGCTATCAGTGACCCTCGGTATCGTACTGACCCTGCCTACCGTCTGGACATTCAAGAAAAACTGGCTGCAAGCGGCGATCTGCTGTAACGGATCGTGGGGACTGCAATGTCCCCCTGCCTCTTGAGGATGGGATAACCTCGTTAAAAACCCAGTCATGACTGGAGTATCGGCCCGCTGCGGTGGACACCCGATACAAAGGACAAACCCCACAACTAAATAACTTTTCCCGGGACACTCTTAATTTATAAACTCTTCAACACTTTAGACAAGTGACTGCAACCGTAACTCAACTAGGCCAGGTAAACCAGGCCGGTGCCGAACAGGCGCTATTCCTTAAACTCTTTACCGGCGAGGTCTACGAGGCCTTCCGTAATGCTACTATTGCCAAAGGTCTGGTCATGAACCGGACCCTGCGTAACGGCAACGAGGCACAATTCATCCACACCGGTCGCGTGACCGCCGGCTATCATACGCCTGGCACCGCGATCCTCGGCGCGGGTGATCCGAACGTGGCAGAGACCACCATCTCGATGGACGACCTGCTGGTCGCTTCCGCCTTCGTTGACAACCTTGATGAAGTTCTGGCACAATATGACATCCGCGGCCCCATCGCCCGTCAGATCGGCCAGAGCCTCGCAGAATTTTATGACCGCCGCATCTTCCGTGTGCTTGACCAAGCCGCTGAAACTGCTGCTGCTGTGACCGGCGAACCCGGTGGCTTCGAGGTGAACCTCGGTGCTGGTAACGAGTACAACGCTCAGGCTCTGGTTGATGGCTTCTTTGAAGCTGCTGCCCGCCTGGACGAAGTCGCAGCCCCTCAGGAGGGCCGCGTCGCAGTGCTCAGCCCTCGTCAGTATTATGCTCTGATCAGCCAGGTTGACACCAACATCCTCAACCGTGATCTGGGTGCTACCGGCGGTAGCCTGAACACCGGCGAAGGTCTCTATGAGATCGCTGGTATCAAGATCTACAAGTCCAACAACATTCCCTTCCTGGAGCGTTATGGCTCCGCTGCTGGCGAACTGATTGACGCCGCTGCTGTGGCAGGTGAGAACAACGCTTATGGCGTTCGTACCGACTTCACCAACTCCTGTGGTCTGATCTTCCACCGTGACGCTGCTGGTGTCGTTGAGGCTATTGGCCCCAGCGTGCAAACCACCGGTGCCGACACCAAGGTGATCTACCAAGGTGACGTGATCGTGGGTCGCCTTGCCTACGGCTGTGGCTCTGTCCGCACTGCCGTTGCTGGTGCTTTCCGTAACGTCTGATCTTTCTTTCATACGTTTTCTGTGGGGGTCCTTAGTGGCCCCCTTTTTCTTGCCCGATAATAATGACTACTAAACTCGAAGCAATCAACCAGATGCTTAGTGGCATCGGGCAAGCCCCGGTGGTAAGCCTTGATGTCGCTAACCCCGAAATCGCTATCGCTGTTGATATTCTTGAACAGGTCGATAGGGAAGTACAAGGTGAAGGCTGGCACTTCAACACCGAAGTCGCCTACCCGTTCATTGCTGACACGTCTGGCAACATCTCTGTGCCTTCTAACGTGCTTCAGATTTCGGATAACAAGTTTGCTAACAATCAGAAATACCAGACCGTATTGCGTGATGGCAAGCTCTACGATAAGATCAAGCACACCTACACGTTTACTGCCGGCTCAACCGTGAAGTGTGATGTGGTCTGGAAGTTTGACTTTGAGGATTTGCCTCAGGTCTTCCAGGATTACATTACGCAACGCTCTACCCGTGTCTTTGCTGGACGGGTCCTAGGTTCCCAAGAGATGGTAACCTTCAACGCTCAAGACGAGGCCCTTTTGAGGTCTAACTGCCTGGCCTATGACACCAGCAGTTCCGATGTGAATATCTTTGGTCAAGAAACTGGCCAGAATCTTTACATTAGTTATACTCCATTCCGCGCTATTGCTCGATAACTATGGCTGCTATCTCACAAAAACTTGTCGGCCTGGTGGGTGGGGTATCACAACAGCCAGACTCGCTGATGCTTCCAGGTCAGCTACGCGAGTGCGATAACTATTATCCAGATCCGACGTTCGGTCTTATCAAAAGGCCTGGTACTCAGTTTGTTCGTCGCATTGAAAACTCTGCCAGCGATGGTAGTTGGTTCTTTATTTGTAAAGGACTAGAAGAAAAACTATTACTACAGATTACACCAGCAGGTGTGGTAAAGGTATGGGACGCACAGAGCGGTGTCCAGCAGACTGTCAACGCTTTGTCTGCTTCTGCTACTACCTATGCCACCCACGTCAAAAGGTCTGACCTGGAAGTTCTCCAGATTAACGACTATGTGTTTGTGTTGAACCGTACTATTACGGTAGAGGACGAGACTACAACCTCACCAGCACAAGATCCGTTTGGTTATGTGACGCTGCAAACTATTGCATACGATACGAAATACACAATTACTATTGACTCAGATACTTTTATTTATAATACGCCTACTTCATCGGGTAGTCGTCTCAACGCCAAAACAATTGTTGACGGTCTTGCTAGTAGTATTAACGGTAATGCTAATTATACAGCTACAGTTATTGCCAACTACATACACATTAAGCGAGTTGATGGTGCTGATTTCAACTTAGAGGCTACTGGTAGTTTGTCAGGTACTGGCCTTAAGGCTTACAAAGGTACGGTTGGTGGCGTAGAAGATCTGCCTGCTCAGTTTATTGACGGTGCTGTGATTAGCGTCACAGGCTCTGCTGATACTGACGCAGACAACTATCACCTTGTCTTTGAAACCAGCAACGGCAGTGGTCAAGGTGCTGGTGTGTGGGTTGAAACAATCAAACCAGGAGAAGTCCTAGGTATTGATGCAACCACCATGCCTCATGCTTTGATTCGTGAAGCAGACGGTAGCTATACCTTCCGTGAGCTAAGCGAAACAGCTGCGGCTGCCTTTACCACTTCCACCACAGTCAACGGCATTCCCGTAACGGTTGGCGTCACCTCTAATGGTGCTGCTCGTTGGAACGTTGGTCAACACTTTTCTGTCTATGGTGGCACTGGTAAGAACCTGCGTCTTGAGGTTAGCTCTGTTAATGCAACCAGACAGATCACAGGTGTTACTATTGTTCAAGCTGGACAAGACTATACCCTTAATGATGTAGTCACCAACAACGAAGGCGATACCTTTACGATTACGTCTGTTGGTTCTGCTTCTATTTCTGGCAGCACTTGGGCTACCCAGTATTGGGAACAGCGTACCGTGGGTGACGCACAGTCAGCCCCTAGCCCTAGTTTTGTTGGAGAAAAAATTACAGGCATTTCGTTCTTCAAGAACCGCCTGGTCCTAATGAGTCAAGAGAACATCGTCTGTTCGCAAGCAGGTGAGTTCCTTAACTTCTATCCATCTACTGTTATCACTGTTGTTGACAATGACCCTATCGACATC